GATGGACAAAGATTTGAGACCAGGCAACAACGCGCGATAACCTGCATTGTTTTTTGTGGTCGTATCTCGTGTGTCGGTACTGATTGAAACCGACAAATCGGTGACGTTATCGACGACTACGTACGTGGGCGATGCCCCCGCGTCGCCAAACATCACGGTTAGTTGTGATCCGTTAAGGATGCCTGTTGTTTGTGCCATTGTTCGTTGTTATTTCGCCTTCCTGTTTTTACCGAGGACGACGGCTTGTAAAATTCTTTTGAAGATGTCCACCACCTTGTCGTCCTTTTCCGTCTCGGTCAGAGCGGTGATAGTACCAGCGGCGGTGATTAGGGCCAAAGCCAATTCGGCCCAATTTTGTAAAATCCAAGGTGTCATCGTGTGATTCTTATTGTGTATTCCTGGATGGCCGCGTACAATTTGCGGTCATCGCTAATTTCGGTTGTTTCGTTCGTGTATCTGATTGATTGCACGTTAATTGTGCCCAAGTTATTGTCGGTCACTGTTGCGCTCTTTCTGTCAATGGCATCACGCACCGCATCCGCGTTCTTCATGCATGCGCCATAGGTAGATGCCACCGTGATGATTTCCACGTTTGCTTCATCAATTGGTGTCCTGCCTTTGTCGTCGTATGGCTGGTTTGACAGCACCGTGTAAACGATGTAAGGCGTGGCGGCCCCGTCGGGGGCTTGTTCGGGATAAATGCGCCCCGAAACCTTCACCGTCGCCGATGCGTTGTTGATCAACTGATATATGGCCATTCCAACTTTCATCGCATGTACTTTGGAAATGCAATTTTCAATTGCTTTGCGTATTCGGCCGAAACGCTTTGTTCTGTTGATTTCATACTGCGCTCAATCACCCCTTTGTTTGGGTTGTTGTTGTTCCGACCAAACGCCCGTCCAGCTTCCACGATGTGCGCAAACCACGCATCATTTTTTTCTGCAAACTTTTGGCGATTGAGAAACCCCGCACGAGGACCAGCCGACAAATGGTTGCCACCGCGTTTTACAGCCCACCAACCAATCGAACGGCGCAACGTCCCTTTGTACACCGTGCGTCTTGCGCTTTTGCGTATCACCTCGATGTCACGGGGAAAATCTTTGATGTTGCTTTTGGCGTGCTTCACGAAAATGTCCAATGCCCTTTTGCCCGCGTTTTTTAATGCGGTGGCATCATTTTTTTGCCATTGCAAGGCGCGTTCAATGCGCCGTTCAAATTGTGCCAGTCCTTCAACGTGAATCATTCCGACACCACCTTTTGCGTTACCAAATGCAACTCATCGTTGCGGCCCTTTTCCACAATCGATTTGATGTGATACACGTTTCTGCCGTCTTTGACGCGCATGGATTCCGTGAACGCCCTGGATATTGTGCTACTGCGAATCCGCCACGTGACCATGTATTTGGCCGCTTCCTGCTCAAATTCAATCCGTGAGCTGCTGTTGGTTATATCCATTGCGGCCCACACCGTGGCCACATCGGACCACGTCGAAGAAACTTCACCGTACACGTTAGCCGTGCCCGTGTCTTCCTGCACGGTTATGCGGCGGTCCATGTAGCCGATGTTCATTGCCACGCGGTTTCGAGGCGTTCAGGATTCAACAGCGCGTTGACGGCCATTGGAACTTCCGACGATCCGATGCCCGAACCCACCACCACGGCACGCCGCGTTTCATACCAATGCGCCACAATCATTTTGATTGCGTGTTTGATGTTAGGCGATGCCGCCTTGCCCACACGACAATTCACGATGACTGGTGTGGCGTTGTAATCTTCCAGGTCTGGTGTATCACGAAAGAAAATGCGCCACACCTGGTTGTCGCGTGCTTCAACCCACCACAACGCCGTGTCCAACGTCTGAAGGTCACCCGCGGTGTCGTAATACTGCACGCTCTGAATGTTTGTCACAGGACCAAAAGCCAACGCGGCGGGGCGGAAATACGGAAGGTAAAAAGTTCCCGCGGAATCAGTCGTGAAATGGCGGTTGGTTACGTCACTACAATGCACCACCGCGGCATCCATCATGGCCGTGATCGTTGCGTCCTCGTCGTCGTGATCAACGCGCAAAAACTCTTTCATGGCCGCCAACGTAATGATGTCGGTTGCTGTTGTCGGTGTGGGGCGTGTGACGTTCATGGTGGTAAAAAAATGGGGAACCCTGGATGGTGCCAAGGTTCCCCGTTCAGTTGTTATGCTACGTCCTTACAAACGCTGATTGCGGCGGCGTTCGTCACGTCGCAATCGTACCAGCGGTTAATGTGGATGTTCATTTCACCGCTCACGGCCAATGCACCCGCGCGATCCACGAAGATGTCGAGGCCACCGAACAACGCCATGACGGCGGATTGTCCGAAGTTGGCGAAAATCAATTGTCCAACGGTGCCCGTTGTTGCGTGGTCCGCAACGTCGGCCACGTGTGGCGTTTTGAAGTATTGGTAACCTGCAAAACGTCCGTTATCGTGCAACGCCGAAACGCTGGCCACTGCGGCCAACACGCGGGATTTTTCCAACGCCAATGGCGACATGACCCACACGGCACCGTCCAAGTTGGCGTAATTGCTCAACAAGTCCTTTTCCATTGTGTAAATCAATGAATTTGACAACGTGGTGTCGTCACCTGCCGTTGAATTGTCGGTGATGCCTGAAGCGGCCAACACGGTTGCAAAAAAGTTCTTGTCAATGTGCTGGTTCAAACCGTTGTTCAGCTGACGCGTAATGTACTCGTCCACGTTGCCGCCCTGCAACATCAATTGTTGCGTGAGTTGCGTGTAGTAAGACGCGCGGCGTGGCGTGAGTGTAACGCTTTCCAGTTCCAAAGACGAGGTGCTGTTGTTCGCGCCTTCATCAATTGAGGCGGCCAACGATGGCTTGGTTTTCGTCTTTGGGAAAATCAGGTTTCCAGTTGCGCCCGTGATCACCGTGGTGCCTACCTGTTGTGCCACTGAAGGTGCCCACAACGCGTCAACGGCGTTTTGCACGATGGTTGGAACAAACGCTTTTCCTGAACCCGTGGTGGCGGAATGTTCGTCAGCATCACCCAACGCACGCGTTTGGGCCTTGCTTGGAATGGCCACGTTTCCAGTCATTGGAATGCCAGCCTTATTGGCTTCGCTTCGCGCCTCTTGGTACCACTCGGCTTCGGCACCGTCCAATGGCTTTTGGTCGTAGGCCGAAAGAATCGCACGAGACAAAGAAAAACGGCGGTTCACGCGGTCAATTTCTTTTTGCTCGGTCGTTCCCACAACGCCCACTTGCGCTTGACGGGTAATCATTTCTTCCTGTGCCTTCCGACGCTTCACGCGCTCGTCCAGGCTGTCAATTTCAGTTTCGAGGAAGTCCAAACGTGAACGTTCCTCGGCTGTCAATTCGCGGCCTTCCTTGTCGGCCGATTGGGTCAGTGCCACGTGTTCTTCGTAGTGCTTCGTGCGCAAACCGACCATGTCTTTCACTGTCATGTTCTTGTAGTGTGTTTGAGCTTTATTTGCTCGGGTTTGTGTATTCTCTTTCGTCACCTCGGGTGCCGATTCTGTTTCAGGTTGCAAATCACGGGCCTGCACCGTGGCGGCCTGGTAAGCGGGATACGTCACGGGTGACACGTCCAACAATTGCCGCACCTTGTTGACGCTACGAACGGTCCTTTTCTCGTTCCAACTTTCGTCTTCGATTGTAAACGCAAACGAAGATTGCGAAATGTCGCCGCGCTTCACGGATTCGTAAAAGTCACGGGCATACGTCTGTTTTCCTAATTCCACGCGGTATTTCAAACCGCGCTCGTCCTGTTCCAACGTCAACGTGCCGTTGCTCGTTCTTCCCAACACCAAGTTGGGATCGTGGTTGATTAGGGCGCGAACGTCATTGGTCAGCACGTCGGTGAACGCGCCTGGTTTGATGACCTCACGAAATGGTCCAAGGTCGGTTTCGCTGTTGAATACAGCGGCGTAACCTTCCAACACCATTGCTTCCCCTTCGGCTTCGCGCACCTCAATGGTTCCCATCGTGCGCTTTTCCGCGTTGGTTATTTCATGTTGTTTGTTGCTCATCCTTTGAAATTTTATCTGAATAAGCTTCGAGCCTGTCCAATGCCAAGGTGTTGACCTGCACCGTGTGGACGTTGCCGCCCTGCACGGGGTTCAAGCTTTCACGTTGGCGAACTTCGTTTATACTCATCCAGCCGTTTTGCAAAGCTTGTTGGTAGAACGTAGCGCGCGCGGCCAAATCACCACGGTGCAAGTCGTCCATGTTGAAACGGCTGTACACCTCGGGTCGCTCAAAACTTTGAATCAGTTTCCTATCTATTTCCTGCTCGATGCGGCGCGCCCACGGAACAATTGTGTGACGGGCAAACATCAAATTTTGTTGTTCCACGTTGTTAAACGTGGTTTGTTGGGGCAACTGCACCAGCGATGGCGGCACACTGAAAATGCGGCAAATTTCCTCGGCTTGGAATTTCCGCGTTTCAATGAATTGCGCTTCGTCGGGTGTGATGGTGATTCGCTGGTATTTGAACCCAAATGGCAACAACTTGGTGCCTGCATTCATCACCGCGCTGTTCCAACTGTTTTGAATCACGTCCATTTGTTCTTTGCGCAACGGCTGGTCGCTGGCCAAAACACCCGTCATTTGCCCCTTTTGGCCGAAATATTCGCTTCCAAAATCTTGCGCCGCCTTGGCCAACCCCAAATTTTCGCGGTGAATGCGAATCGGTGACATCCTTTGCATATTGGCGATTTCCAACATGTTTTCGGGCATCACCACGCCGTAATCCGTCGTTTTGTAGTACAACTCACCGTCGGTGGTGTGTCTCTCGACATCACCAAAGTGAACGGGAATCAGTTGTGTGGCATAACCGCGGTTGTCGCGGTCAATGACGGCATAACCCACGCCATACGTCAACGCGCTGGCCACCATCGTTTCCCAAAATTCAAACGCCGTGATGTTGCGGTTTGGGTCCTTGACAATCAAATGCGCGGGGTGCATGTTGGCCACCTCTACATTGTCGCCGTCGGTGGTGTACACATCCAGTCCCAATGCGGCCACCGTCGATGCAATCTTGTTGATGCACGCGTAAACGGTGGAAATGCTCAATGCGCTGGTTTCGGTCACGGCAATTCCACCCGCAACGGTAGGTCGCAGGTTGAAATGTTGTGACACCGTGGTGTCTTGGTATGCCACACCGCTGGTGCGGAATAAGGCACGGAAGCGATCACCGATAGTGGCCATTGCTCAAATATGGCCCGCAATCCTTACAAATTCATGATTTCCAACATGATGTCATCATCATTGTATAAACAATGCATGTATTCGTTCATGGCAATGATTGACGCAATTACGCCATCAACTTTTCGGCTTTCTACCTTCTCTTTCGTCACGCGTTTGTTTTCGTTCACGTCGACATACACCACGGCACAACCAATTTGCCATCGCAAGCAACGGTTGCCGCCGTGAATGATGTTCCCGCGCATCACCTGCATTTCAAATTCCTTGGTGGGTCCGTTCATGGTGGTGATGTTTTGCGCCATCTGATTCATCTTCACCCCGTCGGCCTCAAGCTTCGGCACCAGGTAAGCCGAAAATTTCGGGTCGTAGCCGATGGATTGAATGTCGTATTTCTTGGCTTTGTCAATGATGTGATCATACACCAAGTCATAATCAGTCACGTTGCCTGGTGTTATCGTCAAATCACCGTCACGGGCAAACATCACGTAATCAACGCCCGCGGATAATTTTTTGCTGTGTGCCTTTTCGCTGTTGACGAACTGGTGGACAACCAAATAGAACACTTGCCGTTCGTCGTCCCTGAACAGCAAAGCAAACGCCGTCAAATCTTGCGTGCTGGCCAAATCCAACCCGCCGTAAGCCTTCAACAGCGGCAAACGTTCCCACGGTATTTCTTGGCTTCCCTGCATCCAAACGTCATCGGGCAACCACGCGGTTTCGGCACTGGTCCAAATATTCAGGTGCAAACGCAAGAACGTGTTGACCATGCTTGGATTGCTTTTGGCGTTTGACACCATCTGTTCGAAATATTCGCGCTTGCAAATACTGCCAAACCCTGGATTAGCCTTTTGCCACGTTTCTTCCTTGGTCCAATCGTCGTCAGGATCCGCGGCATATACCACGGGCAAAAACGTATCGTCTTCAATCAATCCCGATTTAACAGCCAACGCGTATTCGTGAACTTCCCAACAAATAGACGTGCGGTCGTGGCCCGCCGTCGTCAAAGCGACGACCAGTGGTTGACGGCGTGCCCCCGTCGAAGTTGTCAGAACGTCCCAAAGGTCACGCGTTTTTTGTGAATGCAATTCATCAAAGACAACACCATGACAGTTCAACCCGTGTTTGGTGTAACTCTCTGCCGAAATGCTTTTGTACCAACTCGATTGGTATTCAATGGATGTGCGCAACACCTTGGCCCGCCTGCTCAATGCTTGGTTGTTTTGGACCATTTCTTGGGCGATGTTGAACACGATGTTGGCTTGGCCACGGTCGCCCGCCGCGCTGATCACCTCGGCCCCTGGTTCGTTGTCAGCGAACAACAGATACAACGCGATGGCCGCGGACAAATTCGATTTGCCGTTTTTACGTGGGATTTCCACGTAACAGGTGCGGTACTTGCGCCGTCCGTCCTTCCGCTTCCATCCGAACATCGGGCGTATGATGTCATTCTTTTGCCAGTCCTCAAGGATGAACGGTGATCCGCCCAACTCGCCTTTGACGTGGGTACAAAACTTTTCGATGAAGTCCACGGCACGGGTGGCCGCGGCATCGTCAAACCAAAATTGTTCGTCAGCCATTATTGAAGAACGCGGCGGTTTCGTCCACGGGTGGCTTGGCTTCACCCAACCAGTTTTCAAGCCTGGTGATGATGATTTGTTTTCGGTGGCGTGCCTCTTTCAACTGTTGCCAATGTGGGCGCATCCTTTGCATGATGTCACCGCCTTTGGTGACCAGCTCGTAACACGTCCCATGCTCATTGCAATATTCCTGCAATTCGTTTTCCTCGACAACAACGCACGCCAACGTTTGGATCAATTGGTGTTGGCCTGGTGTCAGGTCGTAGCGTTCGGAATACAGGTCAAATAGTCGGGTGTATTCCTCGGTTTGTTTGTGATTCATCATTGTTTGTCTGTTTTACGGGTCACCACCTGGTGCCCAAATGGTTTTTCGGTCTCGGAATCTCTGCCTGTG